GTTTTACCTGGCCATGCGTACTGTCCACATATTGGTGATGGTACGTTTATATTTAAGGCGTTAAGTATGGTAGCTTCGGGTAGTTTCCAGTCTACCATTACTTCGTTTTTTGAAAGCTCCCTGCTACTGGCTATATAATTTATAACTCTTTTGGGGTCACGTAACCGTAACAACAAACTCTTGTTGTCAATTATCTCCACATTATTCTCCCTTATTTTTTGGCTTTTTTGCCGTTCCTACTCCTGTTCTTAGATGGACTTTCTAAAATAGTACCATCTTTATTAGAACCTCCTCGACTTAACATTTTTTTGTGTGATACATCCTTACCCTTACGGCTTATACCTTTTTTATCATATGCACGTCTTGCCCTCTGCCTTTCCATTCTATCAGAATGTTCTCCTCTGGCTTTCTGTTTTTTATATTCTTTTTTATAAGGTCTCGGTGACTTAGTATAGGGCATCAGTATCTCCTATTATGTCTTTGTACTGTTTCATATAATTTTACTTGCACTTTATCTAACTCTGCTATGTCTTCTTCTGGCATTGGTATCTTCTGATCCAATTTAAAATTTAGAGTTTGTAATATTAATTGTATTTGTTTTTCGTCCAATTCTACCAACATTATTTATTTGCTCCATTGTAAACACATTCTACTACAGGGCAGTGACGATAACATAAACCACTTGGGTGTGGATTCCATGTATTAGTATGCAATGCCACTTTCATTCTGTTATGTCTACTTCTCCACTTTTCCCATAATACACTAATTTCTTCTCTTTTGTAACTTTCTTTAATAAATATTTTTTTGACTGTAAACAAAAGACCCGCATGAATTTTATCTACCTCGGGAAAATATTCAAATATAGCAAGAGCCATAAGTTCCAGTTGTCCTGTGTCTGCGTTCTGAGGGTTCTTCCCTGTTTTGTAATCTATTATCCATGCCTTATCATCTCTTATAATAACTAAGTCTACAATACCACGCCACCAAGCGTCTTGAGAACCAAACTTACAAGGCTTTAGATCTGCTGTCAGACCTAACCTCATTTCTGTAAACTTGATACCTTGCTTATTGTTCAGAGCAGTTAATACTTTTTGCATATACGAAAACTTTGGTGGTATAGGTGATCCATCTCGTATAAAATATTCAGCTACACGGTGGGCTTCTGTACCATATCGCATTGCTTCTGATACTCTTTCTTTATAATCTTTTGCTATCTTTAGATGAAAAAATTGTTTGGGGCATTGTTCAAATGCCTTTAATCTACTAAATGACCAAGGTGTTACACTCACTCGCAATCTCCATATGATTTTCCTATTCCAGATTCACAATCCACTGGTAGTCCTCCTGCCCATGTGGGTGTCCATCGCATACATTGTTCTACATATTTTTGTGCTTCTTCTACTTGTTCTTCTGGCACACAACAAACAATACTATCGTGAACAGTCAACACTACTCTATATTTCTTAGCTATTTCTAACATTTGTTCTCCAATTATACAACGTGCTATGGCTTGGCATACGTTCTCTATAATCTTTCCGCCATATATACGTGTCATACCTTTACGTGTTTTGTAGCTATACTCAAAACCCATATCTGTTTTGGTTGCTGTCAATCCATCATAGTGTAGATGTAGTCCAGAGGGTAATCTTATCTTACCTTGTTCTACTTTTAGTACACCGTGCAGTCCAAAAGGTTTGTCTTCTTTATTATAAGCACTTTGTAAGTAATGTTGTGCGCAACGCCATAGTTTATTTATACGCCAATAGG